ATGGATTTTCATGTTCAATCTCCGATAAGAAATTGGCCGCGGAAGTTTGCCCACAAAGCCCTTCCCCCGTCAATAAACAAGGAGACAAAAATGATGGTAATATACAAACAAACTACTATATACAAACAATAAATATGAACAACAATAAACAACAAAAACAAATATTAAATGGATTTTCATGTTCAATCTCCGATAAGAAATTGGCCGCGGAAGTTTGCCCACAAAGCCCTTCCCCCGTCAATAAACAAGGAGACAAAAATGATGGTAATATACAAATAACACTGAAAAATAAACAATTTAAACAAAATATCAATAGTCAAAATATTGAACGTAAGACATATACTAACCGCTATTATAACCCTCGTGGGAAAATCTTTAAAATGAGGGGTGATAGAACTGAAGCGGAAATTGACGAAGCACGAAGTCGATTCTTTTCTAAGAAAGATTACGAAAAAGAGCCATGTCCTTGCGGAGGTTCTCGCGAAGGCTGTAGAGGATTTGTCATCAAACGTGATAAAGATCTTGGCCGAGCGCTTGAGATGCCTAAAGAACAAGAATCATATGAACGTTTCCATTTGACAGTCGATGAATATAGACCGCCACTAAACTGTCCTCGTGGTATGAATCCCATGACATTCGATAATGTTGTGGGTCGTTATGAACGACGACGAAAGGCAGTACCCGACCCAATGAAAACTGATGACCAACGAATCCAGGATATGGTTGCTGATTTTGGTGATGAATTGAGACGTGATTTTCAACAGAAAGGGGAAAATCCCGACTGTCCCAACAATCGAAAGATTATTAAAAGAAAATTACGACTCTTCAAAGCCAAACTCTATACTCTCAATGCTCGTCTAGATATCAACACACTGTGGAAAGGCATTGATATCTTGGAAAGAGATATTACCGAAAAACAACCTGAAGAGTATTCCTATGAAGATTGTCTCAGACCCTGGTATAAGAAGTGTCAGGAGTTTGTGGATGATCAGGGAAGAAAGAGATTTAGACCTCCTTATATGGTGCAAGGTTTAGAGATCTCTCAATATCCTTTTAAACCAGAAGAAAACTCTTCAAGTCAAGCGCGGGTAGATAAACATGATGATAAAGAACTTTACTTTTTACCATTCTATTCACCTTTCTTCCGCCGAGATACCTCCTGTTGTGTCTTTAGGAAAAATAATTGGCCTCATCCTAATGAATTGGCTTGGTCAGAACCTGCTGGTGAAAACATTCGCTGGATGGGTACTCCTAGAGGCAACCCTCCGATGGATCCTTCGTGGAAGCGACTTCCTTGGAAAGCGGAAGTTATTAGAAAAATGGGTTTTGTTAGGGTTGCTGGCAAATACCTTTATAAACCTGAACGAAGTCAAGTGGATTTAGATGAATCAAATTACGATGGTGTTGATAACATCATTTGTGAAGATTCTTCTAATTTAGAATCTATTATTTCCGAGTCATTGAAGATATATGATGCTATAATGCATTGTGCTTCTGAAGATGAAGAAGAAAAAATAGATCAAGTTCAAGTTGAATCATTAAAACAAATTACTCCAGCTTCTAGTGAGGAAGAGATTCCACAAGTTCAATCAGACAAGAAAGAAGTTGAAAAGGATGCCCCAGATCCAGAGGAGAAAGAGGAGGAATCTGAATTAAGTGGCTATGAGAATCCTCAGGATTTTCATGAAGCCGTGCAGAATGAATCAGGTAGTGTTTTAGGTAGCTCAGAGGGATCTGAATCTACCAATTCACCCACCAAGGAAGCTGCACGGCGACGAAAACGAAAACATGTTCGTCGAAAGAAGGGCGTGCGTTATCAAATGTTGACAGAAACTCGTGATGCTATCCAAGAAGAAATAAGGATTATAGAGGATCATCTAAAGGATGTTAGTCAAGTGCTTGATGATACTAAATCCTCTGCAACTGAGCCTTCTTGTCAGATAGCTTCATCTGAGGAAGAGCATAATTACGAGACTCTGAAGCCAACACCTAAGCCACGAAAGAAACGAGATTCAGTTAAACTACCTTTAAATTGTGACAACGCCCCTGGTGCCTCGACTTCATGGTCCAAAGAACATAATATATTGCGCGCTATATTTCCTATGATTGATCATGAGCAGTTAGAAGAAATATTACGGAAATATAATGGGGACGTTCAGCAAGCCATTGAAGAATGTCTCACTCTAAATAAAGAACTCAAAGAGGTTGAGGCTCTGAGGAGTGAGCCAGAGCCAGAGCAAAAGGAAGATCAGAAATCTAGAATTCGACAGATATCTTCACCTCCTACTTGTGATAGCAATGAAGCTGAATTGGAGCTCTCATTTGATTTGCAAGAGGAAGAGCAAATGTGGAAAGTTCTGGCGAAAGCGCAAAAGAATTTCAATAAAGACGACTGGACAATGAATTTGATTCTTTTGCCAGGTGGTCAAGTGATTCATCACTTTTTCAAAATAAATGGTGTTGCTTTTCGACCACCACGATTTAGAGATTTTCATAATAACATTGATCTCTATCACTTTCTGCGGCAGCACCGAACTAGGCGCTATTATTCTCGAATGACAGATTGGTACTATTTTCCGGTTAAAATTGTGGATCTGATTTTCCCAGGCAACATGCAGGCATGCGCTAATCAATCACCTTCTCAAAATAAGGAGTGTATGTATGCATGCCAGGCTTATCATCAATCTTGCCAGTGGCATGAAGGATATCTTGATGAGGTATTGTCACATCATCGAATTAATTTCCTAAATGCTATTGGATTCCACCGCCAGTCCGCTAATTTCTGGATAAGTCTTGTTTACCAAGTGAATCATAGTCAGTTTCAAGGTGATTTGCGACGATTCTTTAGTAAGCCAGAAACATCTAACTTACCGTGTGCTGGAGTGTGGACAAGGGAAGAGATACCAAATTTTGAATTCGATACGGAGTCCACAGAAAATTTCATTTGTCAATGTGGTTTCGAAGCTGAAAAAGAGGAGTATGATAAACATGTGTTATCATGCCTTGAGGGTGTAGAACCTGATGAAAAAGATGAAGCAAATGACATTAGAAGTGAAACTCCCAGGAATTCCTCGACTTTTTCTGAGTGGAGAGATTTCCTGTTACAACAATATCGAGAGCAGATTGATCATTTACTCCAAAGTCTAGTTGCTCTGTACAATTGGACTAGTCAACGAGTTTACAGGTATAGACGATTTCTGATTAATGTCACATCAGCTATCCTGAATATGCTCTTTTTCCCTCGATCAGTCGTTCTTAATATACCGATAATTCTCAATGAAATTCTCTCAGAGATGCCCGTGGCCAATGAACTCCAGGCGAATAACTTTTGTGAATCCCTCAGGCACGTGATTTCGAGGCTCCACGGAAGTGATTTACCTAGGGCTCAAGCGCAGACAACTCGAGAGGAAGATGATCGTGTAGCAAATGAAAGCTTTGGACGTTCATTCTGGGAGATTATTAAAAGTTTTCTACCTACCACACAAGTAGATGCTGGGTTGTTGCGAGCGCGACAATTACGCATTGAAAATTCAATCAAATCTCTAGCAAATCTAAGACAGGTTCATGAATTCCTTTTGTCGTGGTTAAGAGAGATATGGTTTTTGATACAAATCTATCTCTTTGGTGCCACCCGTGAGGAATTAGAAGATGCTAATGGTCTTCTCTCAACTGACAGAGTGACCAATTGGGTGTCGAAAGTGGATCAATTTGAACTAGAGATTCTTGCAAATGGTAGAGCTTTCTCCAAGTCCTCTTCCATGATGTATGATTCCAAATTGCAACAAGAGTATCAGGAACTCAGAGCTGAAGGTCTGGAAATAGAAAAACGACTCGTGAATATTAAAACTCCTGGTGTGCAAAAATTGCACCAAATGGTGACACCAAGATTGAAGAAAATAGGAGATTGGTTGAATTCATTGAAAGGTAATTTGACACGAGTTCCAAATATGTCTCCTCCATTTGTCATATATTTAGTGGGCCCACCAAAAGTAGGCAAGACACTCTGCATTGATACTTTGATGAAAGTTCTTCTAAGCGCAAAATACCCAGATCGAGCAGAGTACGATGAGCAGTATGATCGTTTTCAAAGAAGTCGAACTACAGCCTACTTCGATGGCTACAATGGGCAAAAAGTTTATGTGATGGATGATGCTTTCCAGATTAAAGATGCTGAAATCTTAAAACAAGAGCTCGGGGATGTTATCGATCTATGCTCAGTCTCCAAAGCGCATCTGAATGTAGCGCAACTTGAAAATAAAGCTGGGCTTTATTTCACTTCGGAATTCATAGTTTTAACTTCTAATGTTTTCCCAGCTGAGCATGAGTTGGAGACTATGCTAGCAGAAGTTGAAGCTTTCAATCGTAGAATTGACCTCCTAATTCGTGTGGATAAAAGGTGTGAACCGAGACCAGGGATAGGCTTTGATCCAGACGCCCTTATTTTCGCGATCCACAAATGGAGAATGTCAACCGAATCAATTGTGGGTCATTTTGAACGAATTCGTAGTGGGATGAATTTTACTCAATTGGTTGAGATGCTAATTGATGAATTGGCAGCCAAAGATGAGCGAGATGAGAAACTCTCAAAGCCTGCCCAATTGCCGGACTACTTTATAGAGTCAGCTCAAATTCGTTATCGCAACAGGCGTCGTCAACAGAATATTAATAGGACAGTGGGTAGAGGACAACTCCCCGTAGCGCAAGCTGGTGCTGATGTACGAATAGAACCTCGTTGTCATTTTTGCAATGTAGATTTTTCTGCGTTGCCATTGGATGAGGCATATATTGCACTTTTTCAGCATTGTCTTGCTCTAACTCGTCCAAACCTTGATTTTGCTACGCGAGCCAATCATCGGAACATAGCAGAAAGAATACGATCTGAGCAGCAACCGATTGATTTTCAAATTCAACCATCGATTTTAGATGCTGAAACAGTGAAACAAGTTAAGTGGCTCCAAGAAAATGAAACTCCAGATCTTGAAGGCTCAATCTGGAATTATACTGATATCTTTAATTCCGGAAATGCTAACTTGATAAGAATTTATGCATTGGAGGCACGATTGCGTGCTAGTTATCGAACGTGGGGCGAAACACTCTTGTCTCCTCTAACTTGGGTACAACGCCAATATAGATGGTTGCGGGGTGAGACACTCCAATCAGTAACAGTAGTACGAAATTCAGCTTGTAGTGCTTCTAGTGCTGTCATTCAAGCAGCCAATGAAATTTCAACATTGATGAAAACAGTGAAAGGAATGTTGTGGATATCAACTATTATCTATATCACCACTCTTATCATCCAAATGGCATATCGCTGCATCAAATTTGGTGTGGGGTGTGTCTTTTCAGGAGTGAAGGGTATCTACAACTGGTTTCATCCGGAAGAACCGGAATCTGAAGGAATGGGAGGTTCTTCTTCAGCGCGAACGAATGCGAAAAAGAAAAAGATGGCTAGGATAGAGGGCGAGTGCACTTTTTGTGAAGGATCCCATCCTAGTGAACAACACATTTGTAATGTTTGCAAAGAAAAGGGTCATTCATGGAAGAGACACTATTGCTCTTTGTGTGATAGAAACGGACATCTTGAGGAGAATTGCCCAAACGTGGAGGGATTTGGTGGTTCAGGATCTGCGAGAACCAATACACGAAAGAAAAAGATTGTTCGGGCAGAAGTTGAGAGTAAAACTAGTCGAGAGGATTTAGTGAAAGAATTAGCTCAGAAGTTACCTCCTATAGAAGCCTCACGGGATGCAACGGCATCGACATTAGTACACACAATACGAAGAAATTTGGTAGTGTTACGAAATTTGAATACTATGTCGCGCGTCCGGGGTTTCTTTTTATGTGAGACGATGGTGATAACGCCAAGGCATATTCTTCTGGGTTCTAAAGATTACAAAGAAGTGGATCTTCGCCTATCAACACATAATGTAGCGACATACGATTTTAAATTATCGCAAGTTCCACATTATGTAGACGAGGAGAAAGATGTGCTTATCTTCTCTCTACCAACTTCTTTCCAGGCTAAACCCGACGTAACTCACTACTTTATTAAGCAAGAAGATGCTGATGATAGTTTCACGAGTGGATACATCATAACTGCAATTGATAATGATTTCACCCAACTTGTTACTGATCTTGATAAAAGCAGCTATTGGCAACCCCAACCGCTAGACCGAATTGATTATAAAGGCAGCGATGATGAAATTCTGACGGTAAGAGGTGGTCTTACTTATAATTGTGACTCTCAGCAAGGGGATTGTGGATCATTGATAATCCGTTATGATCCAAGTGTCAATAGGAAGATTCTAGGTTTTCACATCGCAGGGAAAACGGGAATTGGTTATGCCTCACTCATTACTCAAGAGTATTTGAGAAATTTGAAATTGAAGTTGCCTCTTCCAGTAGTGCACTCCGAGGTATATTACCAAGAAGAATTCTACCCTTGTGTAGAGGACCTAGATGAGTACTTTGATGCTGAAGGTGTGCAAATGGAAATTTTGGGTCGACTCCCAGAAAACTGTGTGCCTCACGCCCCTGGTACATCGGAACTGGTTGAGTCCCCTATTCATGGAAAATTGATCCCTACAATCTCCAAACCTGCGTTATTGAAGCAAATTGAAGTTGATGGAAGGGTTATCGATCCGTTTCAGTATGGCCTCCGACGACTACAACATCCACAGATCATTTTTCCTCAAAAAGTGGTAGACTTAGCTGTTCAGGGAATGATTTCTTCATATGCAAAGTGGAATTTTAGAAAATCGCTCTATGGAACGCAAGGTTTATTAACCGACGAAGAAATGATAAAAGGAATTGAAGGCCATCCTTGGATACGGCCGCTTAATATGCATACCTCACCTGGTTACCCTTTCCAACTATTAGGTGGCAAGTCAAATTTTATAAAAGACGGTGAAATGACAGATTTTCTTGAACAATTGGTCTATCAACGTGAAGCTATGGCACTTAAAGGTCAAACAAAAGTAGCCATTATTGTAGACACCTTGAAAGACGAACGATTACCCTTGAAGAAGGTTGAAGAAGGGAAAACAAGAATTTTCTCCAATTGTCCACTAGACGTGAATTTATTGTTTAGAAAATATTTCCTCAAATTCCTTTGCTATTGCATGGATAACCACGTGATTGGTGAAGTCTCTGTGGGCTTGAACGTACATTCAGAAGAGTGGGAAATCCTCTTTCGAAGACTTCAAAAACGAGGCCAGCATTGGATAGGAGGTGATTATACAGCGTGGGATAAACGAACTCCACTGCAGATTGCTCTTGGTCTTTTAGATCTTGTAGAATCATTCTATAAAAGATTTGATGATTATGATAAATCGCATGCAGTGTTGAGACGCGTTTTGATCCAACAAACTTTTACTGGAATTCATCTTCTTCCAAAAGGTCGGAAGAATCTGTTGTACAGGGTTCATCAAACGATGCCTTCTGGTATCCCCTTAACAGCAGTATATAATTCTCTCCTGAATTTGTGTCTTTTCCGTGTCATCTATATCCTACTAGCCCAGAAACAAGGTTTAAGTCTGAGTGGCGCTGTGAATGATTTTGAAAATCACGTCGCAGTGGTTGCTTATGGTGACGATCATATAGCTAGGGTTTCATCGTTACGTTTTCCTTGGTTTAATATGGTCTCTATTCAGCAGGAAATGGCCAAGTATGGTATAGGTTACACAGCCCCAGATAAATCAGAAATAATGCCACGTGAAATTGAAGAAGATAAACTCACCTATTTGAAGCGATCATTCCGTGTAGATTCGGGTAGAGTGAATGCTCCCCTTGAGTTGGATCATGTGATTGATATTTTAAATTGGGTGAGAGCAAAGAATGACAAAGAGAAGATAGAAGCTTTTCAAAGTGCAGTGAGAAGTGTTTTCATAGAGCTGACTCACTTTGACCGTACCATTTTCAATACATGGTTCAAAAAGATCTTGCGAGCTAGTGTAGAAGTTGGAATAGTCATTGATATAGTTACCTATGAAGATGCACTTGCCGCTCGACTCAATCTCCAAGATGACTCGTCTTGGGTTCAATTTTAATTTAATATGATGGAAAGTACGAACAAGAAACAAAGTGAAGAACCGCGAGAAATCGCAACAGTGGATGATTCTATGAGACGTGAAAACGACGTGGAAGAGTCCAAAGAATTGACAATTTTTGCTGACCAATCACATGAGATTCAGGTCGACGTACCGGCTTCGGTCGAAGAGGTCCCTAATCCATACATTTTCCAAGGTTTGAAAGAGTTTCTTGAAAGACCTGTTCCTATTGAAACTTTCACATGGCCTCTTTCTTCAACATTTGGCTCATGTCTGAAACGGCTGATCTTTCCTGATGCTCTTTTCGCCTTACCTTTCTTCTGGGAAAAGTTGAGACATTTCCAATATTTTAGAGGTGGCTTGCATTTTCGAGTTAAAATAAATGCGACTCTATACCACTATGGTAAACTCCTTATGGTGTGGAGGCCGATGGCGTTAGCAAAGACTACTACAGGGTATGGTGCTACTCAGACAGCTGGTGCTTATGATAACATTTATACTCTTAGTACGTATCCAAATATTCAAGTCTCGCCAAACAGTTCTGAGACTCAGGAGATGCAAGTTTCTTTCTTTCTTCCTTACCAATGGATTGACTTGCTGGTGTTTGGAACCACCACTGGTGCTACGGAGGGTCATTCCTTGACTGCTAGATACTTAATGAATATGGGTGTTTTGGAGTTTTGGGTATTGACCCCCTTGCAAGCATCTGGTGTTGCTGGTGATCCTCCAGCTTCAGTGTCAGTTTATGCGAATTTCACGAATGTAGAATTAGCTGGTTATACTCCTATGGTGATAACGTACGAGCCACAAGAAATAGGCGCTCTCTCTGGTGTGCGATTACCAACAGGTTTCAATTGGAATGATGTGGTTCTACCGATTGCTCAATCAGGTAGAATTACAAATAACGAGGCTAGCGCAAAAGAGGGTCTTTGGAAAGTTAGTGTCATGCCAATGCAAATTGCTAGTGCTGATGTTGACTTACCTTTGATCCCTTTAGGTGCTAAAGAAAATGCAGGATCCTCAAGTCTCGCAGAAGGAATGCCATCCATTGAAGAGTATTTAAGAGTTCCAAATTTATTAGCTCGTTTGCGACTTTCATCCACAGTCACTGCAGGATCGCTACTAGCTCGGATTCCAGTTACACCTAATCTTTACCCGATAAATGGAACTACAATATTTCCGACGAGACTCTCTTTCATAGCTAAACTGTTTAGTTTTTGGAAGGGGGAGCTGGAGTACCATTTTCAAGTTGTTTGTTCCAAATTTCATTCATTTAGGTTTCGTGTATACTGGACACCTTATGCAAGTACTACTTCCTCATTACCATATGTCTCGAATACCGTCAACAAAGTGGTGGACGTGCAAGGAGAAACAAACTTTTCCATTCAAGTGCCTTGGTTGCAGAGGAGTCCACAATTGCGTGTTAACACCAATAGGGATTCTCTCAACGGGTTACTGATGGTGGATCTTTTAAACCCTCTGGTGTATCCGACCACACCAATACCACAGGTGTATATAAACATATGGGTTAGTGCTAGCAAAATGGATCTTGAAAAGCTGGATCTATGGTCCAATGCAGTTCCAAATCGACGAATTTTATTACCAGCTGAACCTCCCCGAAATCTGGATGATCAAGTTGAAAAAGCGAATAAACAAAAGACTGACAAAATAGCTAAAGCACTCCTAGATAAATTACCTCATGTTCAAAGTGGAGCCTTTGATCCTGAAGCACAAGGAAAGAAAGGTCCGATTCAAGGTAAGGAGCTTTGCCCACCCGAAACTGTTAAAATCGTGGGCGAGAAGATCACCACTTTTTCATCGATAGCAAAGAAACCATCGAAAATCGCTGTAGTTCCAAATAATCAACGTTTATGGTATACTCCCTTTTGTTTGAATACCGCCGGAACAGGGGGGAGGCAATTTTACTCACTTTTGGAATATCTTCAGCTTATATTCGTGGGATATAGTGGTTCAGTTGAGTTCTGGGTTCCACAATCATGCGATGTTTTCTTCATACCTTGGACAACAACGAATCATTATTATGATATAAAAACTTCCACGATGAATTTTCAAACGCTATTGAATGAACATAGTCATGAGCATATTGCCTATTTTGAAGATGTGGGTAGTGGGGCGGCGTCCCATCGAGCTGTTGCGTTGCCATTTTATTCCACATTGATATTTAAGCCATTCATGTTATTTGGAACTGTTCCTTCAAGTGATGAATCCATTGGTTTTCCTGGTTTAGATATTCATATTCGTGATGCAGCAGATTCTAATACCTATGTGCTAGTGAGAGGTGGAGGAGACTTCACCTTTCACTTTGCATTGGGACCCCCTATGCTGCAACCAGTGACGTCTAATAGAAGTAGCCTTGATTCTATTAGATGAAGCTGCAAGGCATTCACTTACTTGCCAAGTACGTGAATTATCCTAATGGCGGCCCCTAATGGGTGACAGATGTTCTAAACATCTTTGATCATAAGGGCTGCGACTTTAACATTGAGTATTCTTATTTGCACATTGCCTTAACCAGTTGTGTGTAAAATTACGCTCTCTGTGGTTGCGTCCTTTGGGATTGCCTTAATAAGCCGTCCAAAATTTACTTGATTAATTTATTGTAGATGGGAGCACTTTAGAAAGTAGCTCTCCTTTCCCTTATTTTAATCTCAAGGCTGTGACTTTAACGTTGAGTATTCTTATCGTTACATTACCTTAATCAGTCGTGTATCGAATTACGCTCATCGTGGTTGCGTCTTCCTGGATTGCCTTAATAAGCCGTCCATCCCCTAGAATTCAAGCTTTTTGTAGATAGGTACACTTTAGTAAGTAGTGCCTCCCTATTTTTCTGTTATGAATTCTTTTCTAGCTTGGCACCCTCTTAAAGGATGTCATTCTATTTGTAGTCCCGGGTTATATATCCCCTGGGGAGTTTTTGTTACTCGCGTGTAGGGTCGCAAGAACTTTTGAGTGTTAGACACTAGGATATGTAAGC